CCCTTGGCCTCGAGCGCCAGGGTCTCGGCGTCCTTCTTCTCCTTCGCCAGCTTCTTGATTTCGGCCGGATCCAGACCTTCGAAGTCCTTCAGCTTGGCCGCGGCCTCGGAGGCTGCCTTGACGGCGGCCGCGTGCGCTTCCTTCTTCTGCATGACCTCTTTCAGCAGGTCTGCCTTCTCCTTGGCAAGCGCTTCCTTCTCCTTGATCAGCTCGTCTTTCGAGAGCTTGTCCAGGCGCTCTTGCTCGGCCTTGGCCGCGGCTTCGCTCTCGGCCTTCTCGCGGGCAGCTTTCGCTTCGGGAGTTTCACCACCGCCCCCACCGCCACCGCCATCCCCGCCCTTGTTTTCATCCCAATAGCCGCGGGCGATCAACATCTTCCGTACGTTCATGATTTACTACCTTTCTGGCCTGTCTCTCGGCCGTGGTTGCTCTCGGCGCACAGTCTCTCGGCGCCTGTGGTACTGCTAAACTGATTTGCCGTCAGACTTCCCCTTGTCCTTCTTCGCCGCCGCGCTGTTGATGAGCTTTGGGCCACTTGCGCCCGGCGCCGCCACTTCCAGCTTCGGCGGCCAGCTCTTGAGATCGGCTTCGATTGCAGTCTTGAGGTCGTCCTTCATCTGGGGGAACAGCTTCTCGGACAGAGCCCGCATTTGCTCGCGGCGCACTGCATCGGGGGCTTCCACCAGGGCGAGGCGTGTGGCAATCTCGAATTCGTCGTACAGACCGCGCACGTCGAAGTTTTCGGGATACTCGACCAATTCCTCGCCGGCGTCGTCGAGCTTCTGAATCTCTGCCTCGTCACCGTTGTAGAGCGCGACGAAGTAGCACAGACGCTTTTCCACCTGTTCGAGCGCATTGGCCTTGGCAGCGAGCAGCGCATTTACGCGCTCGAAGTCGTAGGCCTTGGCGACACCGGAGCTGTTGTCGATGCCGACCGCGTTGTCCTGCTTGGTGCGCTCGCCGGCCAGGCCGACAGAGTGGTAAATCTCGTTGATGATCTTGTTGATGACGGAGAGGATCAGCTCGGCCTGCTTCACGTCCGGGCTGATGTATTCGGGCTTGCCGGCGCCCTCCCCGTTGTAGAGGAAAATCCGCTTGGTACCCATTTCGACGAGCTTTTTGTACTCGTCGGTGCCAGGCTCAAGTGCCTGGTTGGGCATGATCAACTGGCTGAAGGTCTGGTCCTGAATGATGGCGTCGATGTTCGACAGGTAGTTCGCCACCGCCCGGTCAAGGTAGGCCACGTCGGCGACCATCGAGGTCGCTGTCCACTTGTCGTCGGAATGAATGTTGTCGGCCGGAAACACCGGCACTTCCCCGAGGTCGTGGATCACTTCCTCGCCCGGGACGACATAGGGCTTGTTCCCGTGCATTTCGACCGTGAAAACCTGGGAGGTCGTGCGGGTCCAAAGCCGGTAGCGCTCGATCGGTGCGCCACTCGATTCGAAGGGGTTCACGTCGTCCCGGTCGCATTCGTAGATCAGGCACCAGTTCAGCTTGCCCTGGCCGTCATAGCTCATGTCCAGCATGTACTGCGGCGGGACGATGTAAGCGTAGGTCTGGGCGCCGGCCTCGTTGGCCTCGGCCACGGTGCGGGCACCGAAGGTGTTGGTCGAGTCGACCACGATCCAGGGGCGGCCAAAGACCGAGGCCCGGTTCGACACCAGCTTCATGAATTCGGAGATGCACAGGCCGCTCAGGGTGGCCTTCTTCCAGAATTTCTTGACCGAATCGGGGGCGCGGTTCTCGTCCCGGTCGGCATCCATCTTGAACAGGTACTTGTTGACCAGGTCCACAACCTCGCGGGTGTGGTTGAAGCGGTAGGCGCGCTCGATGCGCTTCTTGTATTCGCGCTGGCCTTCCTTGATGTACTGGAAGATGTTGCTCGGGAACCAGTCCCGGCCGCCGTCATACGTAGACTCGAGGAAGTCCCAATGCGCCCGCAGCGCGGCATACATCGGGTGCCGGCGGGCGACGAACTTCTGGAGCCTTTGCTGATCGGCGGCGACGGATGCCATCGTTAGACCCGGTCAGGCCAGAAGGCAGCAATGTTGTTCGGGTTCAGAACAAGGTAGTTTTCGGCTTCTTCGCGAGACTGGTAGAACGGGACCGAAGTGCGGCTGTACGATGTACCGCAGTCGGGAAACACAGTCAGGTTCACGCAAGATGGCGACCAAGCACGATTGATGACGGCAGGGTGCTCGTCGATGCCATTGCTGACCAAGCTCTTGCCTTTCACTACTGCCATGCGACAGATGCTCGGATTCATGAAAACTCCAGGTTGAGCGATAGATGATAAGTCAACGCTGACGGACCTGTCAATGCTTATATGGACAGGCCGGCGATCTTCACCGGGCGGTGCGGGAACTGGAACTCGATGCAGTAGCCGGCGGCGTCGGTCATGTGCTCGACGCTCGGCTTCTTGTCGATTTCCCGACTCCCTTCCTTATAGAGCGTCTGCTCGAGGCTCTCGATGGTCTTTTTTGCCTTGCTGGTCACGCGCAGCCGGGTCTTGCCGTCCGCAGTCATGAGCATGCGGTTCATGGCATTCACCCGGTCGGCGATCGGCGGGTGCTTCTTGCGATAGCGGATCCGCTTGAAATTGCGCTCGCGGAAGATGTCCAGGTCGGACTCGCCCCGGGCGTGCTGGCGGTAGGCGCCGGCCGGGTCGGGGAAAATCACGACCTGATTCTGCTGCTTGAAGTAGCGCCGCTCGATTTCGTTGACGGTCTCTGTGGTGTTGGAGCCATCCAGGCTGATTTCGTCCACCACCAGCACGTCCCCGTTTTCCTGCGGCTGCATGATGCAGGAGCTCATGGGGTCGATGTTGAAGTCCTGCCCGATCCAGATCGGCAGCGCGGGGTTGAAGGCAAACTCGCCCACGTGGACCTTGCGGTCGAACGGGTAGTAGACGCGGCCGCTCATGCTTTCGAAAGAGGCCTCAAACTCCTGGCGGAAGCTCTTTTCGTCCATGTCGGCCCGGGCTGCCTCGATTTCCTCGGGCGGGATGAAGGGCGACGTGATCGTGGGGAACTGCCAGGATGCCCACGGGTTGTTGTGGATCCTGCCCTTCTTGTCCGTGATCAACTCGCCCCGCTGCCCGAACGTGTACAGGTCGTACAGAAAGTTGTAGCTCTTGGGCGTGCCGATGAACATCACGTGGCCGCCCGTGCTTGCCAGGGTCGGGCGCAGCACCAGGTACCAGGCATCCGGGTTAATGTCCTGAACCTCGTCCATGACCAGGAAGTGAATCCCCACGCCGCGCAAGCTGTCGGGGTTGTCGGCACCCTTCAGCTCGATCCGGGTGCCGTTGACCAGGGTGATCGTCATCGTGGTCTGGTTGATGCCATTGGGCGCGATCCAGCGTCGCGGGATGGACATCAGCAGCTCCGGCCACATGATCTGCTTCGCCATACGGTAGGATGGCGCCACGTACCAGATCAGGCGGTTCGCGCCGCGGGCGTAGGTGATGATCGAGACCTTGGCGAGCTGGGTCTTCCCCCAGCGCCGACCTGCCACCACCACGCGGAAGCGCTTTCGGGTAAGAAAGACCTCCATCTGCTTGGGGTGAAGCCAGAGGCGGTAACCCCCGTCGAACAGGGAATTGGGGCTATACGTTGCCATCCGGCTGCTCACCTTCGATTACCACGCTGGCATCATCGTCAGCGGTCGGGTCGGGCAGCACCGGCACGTCGGCGCCGGGCAGCAGCAGGTCATCTTCGGCCGCTTCGCGCTCCTCTTTCATGCGCTCCACATCCTCGGCAGTCATAACCTGCACCACCAGCTCAGGCGGCGCCTTGCCGTCGTCGGAGTCCGGCCGCTCGATGTCCAGGGCCTTGTGAATGCCGTCCTGGGCCAAGCGCAGAGTCTTGGCCGCCACGTTCAGGGTTTTCAGGTCGCCATTGATTTCGACGAGGGTCCGGCCGGTTTTCACGTGATCTGCCAGCGTGCGCAGCGTCAACTTGCCGATGAACTCGAACCCCTTGCGGTAGTCCTCGCGGTTGCGGTGGATGTTCTTGGCACGTTCCAGGGGGTCACCGATCACGGCAGTCGCGGTGGCGGTGGCGGCAGCTTTTGTTGCCGCGGCGACCTTGGCCGGGTCGCGTACCGTGCTGATGCCGAGCTTCTTCAGCTTGCGCAGCAGGGTCTTGCGGTGAACACCCAGACCCGCGGCCGCCTGGTCGACGGTCTGCGTGCCGGACTGAATCATCTCGCCGGCGGAAGCTGCCTCCACATCCGAGAGGGCTCCGCGGCGGCCCTTGACTGTTACCGCGGTCACTTTCCACACCCCGGGAAAAATGGGCGGGCCTTTCGGCCCGCCGGGAGGAGAACACCAAAACGCAGCATACAGAAAATTCCTTATTAAGTCAATACTTACTGACTCTTATACCGGGTCAAACCCTCATTCCGGAGGGTTTTCTGTCAGTGGATTGCAAGACTTGGCACTAAAAGTGGTCTCCCTTTAAATATACCTCTTTTAAATACTATATATAAGTCAATACTTACTACATAACTAAGGGAAATTAAACTTGGTGCCAAGTCCGAGTTTAATTGTCCAAGTCCTCCAGCAACTCGTCCAACCCCGGATCGGAGACCATCGCCGGCTCAGGCTTCTTGAACACCGTCTGGCCGGACTCGGTCAGCGTGAAGGTCACCCGGGAGCGGCCGCGGCGTTGCACGCGATCCGATTTGGTTATCAGGCCTCGGCGGATCAGGGCCCGGACCGAGAACTGCATCGACTGCTTGGAGGTCTTGTAGGGCACCAGGGCGATGAGTTCGTCCATGTCCACGGGCAGGAACTCACCCTTCTCGTCCATCCCATCTCCGGTCGCGATGACTTGGAGTATCTGGAGTTGCTTGGTGGTGAACACCCGGGAATCGCGTGTCGGATCCATCTAGGCCTCCCAATGCTTCAGGATGTCGATGCCCTTCAGACCCGTGCAGCACTCGGTGCTATAGGTCGTGCAGGAGGCACGGGCGAAGGCATGCACGACGGTCCAGTAGACCAGGCGCCGCGGCAGATGCCGGGCGAGCCAATGTGTGAGGGTATCTTTCATAGGAGATCCAAACGAAGTGGTGAATCGACGGGTTGGTTTTCGAAGGCCAGAAGCGGGATGCGGTCGGGGAGCTTGCGGGGCACCCAATCCTCGACGTTGCCGCGGCGCACAAGCTCGCCATCGGGGTTGGCCCAGATCGCGTATACCGTGGCGCCAAAGACGAGCTGCTGGGTCTGCTTGAGCAGGTAGCCGAGCTCCATGCGTTCGACCCGGGCGGTGCCATTCAAGCGGTTGTCGCCAGACTTCTCCATCGAGCTGTGGCGGTAGTAGAACTCCCGCAGCGCCTTCAGGGTCGCCTCACGCAGCCACTCGGGCATGCCCTCGATCTCGGCCTTGATGGCGACATAGTCGTAGGCGGGGGACTGAAACCACTTGTTGAAGAAGGCAACCCCGGCCTCGAACGCGCCGGCCGACTTGGGCTTGATGAAGCGCATGCCTGCCTTCAGGGAGAATGGGTTGTAGCGGCTCATCGACGAGCGGCTTTCCACGTACCGGAAGCCCATCATCCGGTAGCCCAGGTTCTTAAAGCGGTAGGCAATGCCTGCGCCGCGGTACATTGTGTCGATGACCGTGCGGCTTGAGAGGATCAGGTTCTTGTTCAGCCACATCATGCGTT